AAATCTTTTATGTAAGTCCTACCTATAGAATGTCTAAAGAGATTATGTGGAAGAATCTTAAAAAGACAATCAAGAAACTAAGGTGGGATAAATACATCAATGAAACAGAACTAACAGTTGTATTAAGAAATAATTGTCAGATAAGTTTAAAGGGTGCAGATAAGTCAGCAGATAATTTACGAGGAGTAGGACTTAATTTTTTAGTCTTAGATGAGTTTGCAGATATACCACAAGAAGCATGGAGTGAAGTATTACGTCCTACTATTTCTGATAAGCACGTACAAGGTTCAGTATTATTTGTGGGTACACCAAAAGGATTTGGTAACTGGTCTTATGAGATGTATCAGAAGGGAAAGTCAGGTGATCCTGAATGGGCTAGTTGGAGATATACAACAATAGAAGGTGGGCAAGTAGAAGCACATGAGATTGAACAAGCTAAAAAAGATTTAGATGAGAGAAGTTTTAGACAAGAGTATTTAGCTTCTTTTGAAACCTATACAGGAGTTGTTTATTACAACTTTGATAGAGAGCAGAATGTTAAGCCAGTTACATATGATGCTAATAATATTATTCATGTTGGGTTAGATTTTAATATCTCGCCAATGTCAGCTTGTTTATTCCATATTAAGAATGGAGTATCTATGTTCTTTGATGAGATAGTTATTTATTCTAGTAATACAGAAGAATTTATTGACGAATTACTTACACGATACCCTAAGAATAAGATTGTTATTTATCCTGATCCAGCTTGTAGGCAAAGGAAAACTTCTGCTGGTGGTCGTACTGATTTAACACTATTGCAAAATGCTGGACTTAATGTTAAATGTAAAATTACTCATGCTCTAGTTAGAGATCGGATTAACTCGGTGAACTCAAGATTGAAGAATTTTGATGGTGTTAGAAATATATTGATTGATCCTTCTTGCAAAAACCTTATTAATAGTTTAACGAAACAAATGTATAAAGAAGGAACGAATATTCCTGAGAAAAGTGGATTTGACCATATGACTGACGCATTAGGTTATGCTATTGAGTACATCTTCCCTATCTCTAGTAATCTTCCACCTTCTAAACCAATGAGATTTAGCTAATGGCATATTCAAGACAAGAAATTTTAGATCAACACGAACATTACTCCGCATTTTCAGAAAGATGGCAATATTTTATCAGATCATTTTTAGGTGGAGAAGAATATAAACAAGGACGATACTTACAAGAGTACAATTTAGAATTAGAATCAGAACTATATAAACGATTACAATTTACTCCATTAGATAATCATTGTAGAAATATTGTTCATATCTACTCATCATTTTTATTTAGAGTTAAACCAGTTAGAGAACTAGGTAGCTTAGAACAAGATCAAACTGTTCCTATGTTTCTTGATGATGCTGATTTAGAAGGACGATCTTACGAAGCATTACTACAAGAGATGCAAAGCTATGCTTCTATCTACGGACATTGTTGGTTAATCATGGACAAACCTAACTCTAATGCAAGAACAAGAGCAGAAGAATTACAACAAGAGATTAGACCTTACATCAACATCTATACACCTGAGAATGTTATTGATTGGAATTACTCAAGAGCAAGTTCAGGTAAATACTATTTAGATTACTTAAAAGTTAGAGAACACTCTGATTCTAAAAAAGAGATATATCGTATTTGGTATGTAGATAGAATTGATACTGTAGAATTATCTAAGATTAGCACAAGTGAACCTAAGTTAGTTGATTCACAACCTAATGCTATTGGTAATATTCCAGCAGTTATTTTATACAATCAAAGATCACCAATGAGAGCAATCGGTATATCTGATTTGACGGACATAGCTGACTTACAAAGATCAATCTATAATGAGTTATCTGAGATAGAACAATTAATCAGATTATCTAACCACCCTAGCTTAGTGAAAACTAGAGATGTTGATGCTTCTGCTGGTGCTGGTGCGATTATAGAAATGCCTGACAATTTAGAACCAAGTTTAAAACCTTACATCTTACAACCTAGTGGGCAAAACTTAGACTCAGTATTAAAAACTATTTCTATGAAAGTAGATGCTATCAATAGATTATCTCATGTAGGTGCAGTTAGAAGTACAAGTGAGAGAGTAGTATCAGGTGTAGCTTTACGAACTGAGTTCCAATTACTTAATGCTAGATTATCTGAGAAAGCAAACTTAATGCAATTAGCTGAAGAACAAATTTGGAGATTATACGCATTATGGCAAGACAAAGTATTTGATGGCAAAATTATGTATCCTGATTCTTTTGATTTAAGAGATTGGGCAACTGATTTAGAAGTTCTACAACAAGCTAAAGCATCTAATATTAAATCTGATACATTTATCAAAGAATTAGATAAACAAATAGCTAGAACAGTTATTGAAGATGATGAAACATTATCTAAAATTGATGAAGAAATAGATCAATCAACAACAAGACTTGGAGAGTTCCCTCAAACAGCGATAGAAACTCCAACAGTTTAATATGGCTAAAGACTTACTGGAGAAGTTAGGTGATTATAGACAAAACAAAGTTATGGATTTGTCAGATCAACAAGTCTTACGATTACAGAAATCATTAGAAGAACTAGAGAACTTAGTTATCAAAGAAGCAAGTAAGATTGATCCTAAACGTGGTAGTTTAAAATTAAGAACTACAATAGCTTTAGAGATGCGTCCTAAACTTAAACAATACATTGAACAAACTTATTTAATTGCAGTACAAAGTAATATAGCTGAGTATGATAAATCTGCTGGGTGGTTATTAGCTACGTTTAAAGAGTATCCTATTCCTAAAGAGTTTAAAGAAATAACTGAATTAGATTTAACAACAATCCAACAATTAAAACGTGGTGCTTATTTACCCTTTGAAGACTTAGGTAGTGAATTTGTTAATGAATTATCGCAAGAGATTTATAACAGTACATTAACAGGAAAACCTACTGAACAAATGATTGCAGATTTAAGAGGTAAGATTAATGGTATCTATCAATCTAGTGATGATACAGAAGCACAAGAGTTAGTAGATTTTATTGCAAACAATCCTGACAAAACAGAACAGATTAAAACAGCAACAGAACGATTGCAAACTATTTATGGTAGAGATAGATTAGGTAATAACTTTAGAAGATATGCTACACAATTAGTACAAGATTCTTTAATGGGTTTTGATGGTCAATTTGCAAAGTATAGATCAGATGAATTAGGATTAACCCATTACAAATATACAGGAACTACTGTAAGAGATAGTAGAGATTTCTGTAGAAGAAATGTAAATAAAGTTTTTTCTGAAGAAGAAATAAGAAATACTTGGAGTTCGCAAACGTGGAAGGGTAAAGCACAAGGCGATCCATTTATTGTCAGAGGTGGCTACAACTGCCGACACCATTGGCAACCAACCAATCCTGATTGGCTAGATGCAGAAGGCAACTACAAATTAGATTGACAAAATAGGCGGTTAAAACTAAAGGAGTAAATATGGACGAGAAAAATAACTCGGTAGAGCAAACACAAGCTACTGAAAATAATGTGGACAAAGTAACTGAAGTTTCTAATGAAACTGAAAGCAAAGCTGAGTCTAAAGCTTTTACAGAAGATCAAGTAGAAGCAATAGTACAAAGAAGATTAGACAGATACAAAAAGACTGTATCATCTAAACTTGATGGACTAGATTTAGAAGAAGCTAAAAAGCTTTTAGAAGAAAAGAAACAGAAGGAACAAGAACTCGCTTTACAAAGGGGCGAATTTGATAAAGTTTTGAAAGAAACAGTATCAAAGAAAGATAGTAGAATATCTGCTTTGGAATCTGAGTTACAGAAGATTAGAATTGACGAAACATTAGTTAATACTGCTTCTCAACTTAAAGCAATTAATCCTAATGAAGTTAAATCTTTATTAAGAAATGCAGTTAAGTTAAATGACTCAGGAAGTGTTGAGGTCGTTTCTGAAAATGGAACACCAAGATACAATGAAAAAGGCGAATTAATGAGTGTGAACGAGTTGGTTGCTGAGTATCTAAATAACAATCCTCATCATTTGAGTGCTACACCAAAAGGTAGTGGTAGTCAGAGTGGGATTGGTGGCAATACACTAAAGCCGTTTAATATAGCTGATTTGGATTTGTCTAAAGCTGAAGATCGTAAGATTTATGCTGAATACAAAAAACAAAGAGAGCAAGGTGGGTTGAAGGCAAACTTAACAATTAACAACTAACCTAAAAGGACAAAACTATGGCAAACGAAACAACAAGTTCAACACTAAGTGAACTGTACACAGAGGTCATTCAAGAAGCGATATTTACGTTTCAAGAAACTTCTGTAATGAAACCAGTTGTAACTACTTACAACATCTCAGGACAAGGCAAACAAATAGCAGTACCAGTATATCCAGCGATCTCTGCATCAGCAGTCGCAGAAGGAACTGATTTATCTAACACTGCTGTAAACCCAACTGAAACAACTATCACTGCTTCTGAAGTAGGTGTAATGACTACACTAACTGACTTAGCTAGAGATTCTGCATCTAGAAATGTAGCATCTGACATTGGTAAGTTATTCGGTGAAGCAATCGCTAAGAAAGTTGACTCTGACTTAGCTGGTCTATTTAGTTCATTCTCTAGCGACATTGGTTCTGCTGGAACTGAATTAACTGCTGACTTGCTATTCAAAGCACAAGCAACTTTAAGAGCATTGAATGTACCAGCACCTTACTACGGTGTATTCAATCCTAAAGCTGTTTTCAATTTAAAGAAAACTTTGACTAATGCTGGATACAACACTTCAGCTAGTGCAATTTCTGACATTGGAAATGAAGCTTTAAGAAACGGATATGTTGGCAGAATTGCTGGTATTGATGTATTTGAAAATGCTAACATTAGCATTGACCAATATGATGATTCAATCGGTGGTGTATTCCACCCAATCTCATTAGGTCTAGCTATGAAAGCTGACTTCAAAATTGAAACACAAAGAGATGCTTCCTTAAGAGGAACGGAAATTGTGGCTACTGTAACTTACGGATCAGGTGTAGTTAAATCTGACTACGGAGTTGCAATCACAACTGACTCTGCGTTTTAATTAGAGTAACTATCGTGGGGGAGTAAAATCCCCCACACTTAAAGGATTTAACATGGCTAATTTTTCTACTGATTCTGACTTAACATTTTACCAACCTGATATATTAACTTTTGGTATAGCAAACTTTACAACACCTAACGATTACCACGCACAAGCTAGATTAGATATTGAACGAGATTTAAGAATTAAATGGTTTCCAGTTTATCAAAGAAACATACAAGAAGATATTTCTGTATTAGATTCTATTGAAATGGACGGAACTAAATTAACTGATGCACAATGGAAAAGATGTTCAGTTTATAAAGTAATAGCTGATTATGCTTGTCCATTACTTACAAAATTTAATAGTGCTGATAACTTAGACAGATTCCAAGTGATGATGAATCATTATAGAGTTTTATATGAAAAAGAATTTACTGATGTATTAAGAGATGGTGTTGAATATGATGATGACAGTTCAGGCACAGTAACTAATTCAGAAAAAGAAGCATATCACAGATTACGATTGGTTAGATGAAGATAACTCCTAAAGTTGATGATAAAAGACTTCAAAGAAAACTAAATCAACAAATCAGAGAGCAACCTAGACAAATTCAAAAAGTATTAGGAAGAACTGCTGAATTTCTTATGGGTTTGATTAAACAAAGAACTCAAAAAGGTAAGAACGCAGATGGTATAGCTTTTGCACCATATAAACCTGAATACAAAGCATTTAGACGTGAAAAAGGAAGACAAGTTAATTTTCCTGATCTAAACTTCTCAGGACAAATGTTATCTAACATGACACAAAAATCTAATCCTACACAAGCTATCATATTCTTTGCTAATAAATTCCAAGCTATGAAAGCAGTAGGTAATCAAAAGAAACGAAAATTCTTTGCTATTGGCGACAGAGAAACAAGCACTCTAATAAACTTCTTTGCAAAAGAATTTAAAAAAGTTAATAAACTGATATGAGTAAAAGAGAGAATATAGCTAATAATATTATAACTGTACTAGATGCAGTAACTTCACCTATTGAACTTAAAAAGATTACTAGAGAACCTTTTTCTGTAGATGAATTATCTGAACAACAATATCCAGCAATCTTTGTTCAATCAGGTAATGAATTAAGAAGTGATGAAACAATGACATCTACTACTGTAACAAGACAAGCAAGTGCTGATTTTGTTATTGTAGGATTTGTAAAAGGCGGAACAAATATTGATACTAAACGTAATGAACTTATCTCTACCATTGAAACTGCACTAGAATCTGATAGAAGCAGAGGTGGGTACGCAAAGAGAACTGAAATTGTAGAAGTTTCTACAGATGAAGGTACTTTGTTTCCTATCGGTGGTATCAGGGTAGTTGTACGAGTTATGTATCAATATACTGCTGGAACACCATAAACAACTAACAAGGAGAACAAAATGGCAACTCACACAGGTAGTGAAGGAACGATTAAGATTGGCTCAGATACTTTGGGCGAATTAAGATCATTCTCACTAGAATCAACTGCTGAAACTATTGAAGATACTTCAATGGGCGACACAAGCAGAACATACAAAGTAGGACTTAAAACTTTTACAGGTACTGCTTCTGTATTTTTTGACGAAACTGACACAGCACAAACTGCTTTAGTAGCTGGTGCAGAAATAACTTTGAACGTATATCCTGAAGGTGCTTCAAGTGGCGATACTTACTACACAGGTAGTGCAATCGTTACAGGAAGAACAATCAATTCATCTTTTGATGGAATGGTTGAAGCAGAAATATCGTTTCAAGGAACTGGTGCATTAACTGAAAGCACAGTTTAATTTATAAGGAGAAGGTAGAACATGAGTGTAATAGATAGAGTTAAAGAACATTTTGAATCACAAGGGGTTAAGAAGATTGAAGTTGCCGAGTGGGGCGAGGAAGGACAACCTCTAGTGATTTATTGTAGTCCATTTACTTTAGCAGAAAAAAGAAATCTGTTTAAAGGTGCTAAGTCAGATGATCTAGGAGTATTAGTAGATGCAATCATGCTTAAAGCAAAAGATAAAGATGGTAATAAAATCTTTAAATTGGACGACAAACAAACTTTACTT